TTAATAATATCCTTAAAAACATTAATAAATGAACACCAATTTGCAATTTGAAATAATGTTAAAAAATTTGTTGGGCAATCACATCTATTTAAATTACATCTATAACAAACTGGAAATTGTTTAGATAATCCTGATTCTATTACATCAATAACTTCTTGTGAATCATGGCGAGTTGCCTCAAAAAAATCATATTTTTCTATACCAACTCTCTTAAACTCTTTTTCAATATGGTTTCTTCTATCTAGAGAATCTTTTAAGTTAATAACATATATTTTTTGAAATATTTTGTTTAGAACTAACATTATACATAATTTATATAAATAATATAAATTATTTTAACTTATATTTTGAAAGACAAAAAATATTTATTTTTGAGAGTTAGAATTATAATTTTCAATATCAATATAGTAATTAATCAAATTTTGATCAATTTCTTTAAAATATTTTTCTTTTAATTTAGTCTCTTTCAAAAACTCCTTCAACTTTTCTAATTGTGGTCTTTCAATCTTTATTTTATCTTTCATATTATGAACAATACTCAAATCATACGGATTTTTAAATAATTCTCGCGCTTTTTCATAATTAAAATTATCAGGTATTTCATATTTATGTGTCTTATTTAATTCTTCCATTATTTTTTCAATTGTTTTATGTTTAGTCATTAGTTTATAAGATGTAATTGGACCTAGTCCATTTATTTTTTCTGTATAATCACAACCACATAATATACAAAAATCTATAAACTCATCTTGTGTAAAATCTAATCCACTTAAAATTCCTTCCAAACAATACTCTTCCACTGTATTCTTATCAGAACTAAAATTTCTTAAAAAAAGTTTACCGCCATTTACTAAAATATCAGAGTCTTCTGATATACATCCATCAATTAAGTTTTCTTTACATAATACTGCTAATAATGACTCTGCTTCATTTGGTGAATGAATATATGCTATTCCAAATAAATCAAATAAGTGTTTTGCTGCTGTAATATGATTTTGTGTTACATAAATAATTTTTTTATTTATCTTTTCAGCATCAATTTTTATCTCTTCTTGGTTTTTTTCAAAAATAGACTTTATTTCATCTTCATTAATAATAAATTTATCATTTTTATCCTTAAGATAAATTAAGAGTTCTTCCTTAAATTTATCAAAATCTTCTTTATTTATGTTTAATGAATGTTCTAATACATCCTTTTTAATATGTAGAAAATCTCTTTTTTCACGTCTATTTTGTAAAGTTCCATCCTTTTCTTTTGGTGGTTTTCCATCAAATATAAAAACAGGCGTAATATGATTTTTTAATAATCTTAAAATAAACCGCGTTAATCCTTCCAAATGATCATCATTATTATATAGATATTTGTATAAAAAAATAGATGTATCTATTCCAAATATCATTCCTCTATAATTATCTAGTTTACGCTCATTAATTGCAAAACTGCATTTTTGAGTCAATATAGTTTTCAAATTTTTAATACCCATCAGAGTTAGTATTTACTATATATATATTATAATTTAGTATTTAAATAGGGATCAATTTTTATTATTTTTATAAAAAAATTGATTTTGAATCTTTTTAGATATACATATAGTATAGCATTTCTTAGCATAGCGCAGAAAAATGAAAATATTTTATACCGGGATAGGTGCAAATAAAAATGGTATTCATACGCCTGAAGAATTTTTATATATAATGAACCGAGATCTATGTAATAATGATTGGGAAGTATTATTAAGTTGTGCTACTAGAGAAGAAATTATTCAATTAAACTTTAAAAATTGGAATTTACCAAGCGGTTTTATTCATTTTACTTTAGATGATTGGATTGAATATTCTGGTGCATCTATTTGTCGAGAAAAAAACGATGTATTAATTTGTAATTATTGTCATTCAGAAGGGCATTTATTAAAAGAGTGTACAAATGAATCAATATTCAAAATTGACGATGAATTAAAAAATATTTCTATTTTAGATTATTTTTTTTCTTCTTGTTTATTTTTATTTAATGAAATAAGGTCATTTTCTATTCAAAAAATAAAAGTATTAGGAAATTTGCATAATGTAAAACATTCCCAAAATGCAATTATTAGAATATATAGAAGAAATGCTGATAAATTTATGGCATATTTAATAAAAAATTTAAGTAATGAAACTTTTTATTATTTCATAGAAGATTTTTATTCATTTATCTTATATTTTAAAGAAAAAAATAAATTATTAAATTTTAATAGAAATAATATTTTAACACAAATATTAACTCGTTTATATGATTTATCTGTAAAATGTAAGTTAATATATAATTTAAATACAAAATATTATATATTACATGAAAAAATAAAATTTACGTCAGACTTTGAAAATAAAGAATGTCCTATTTGCTATGAAAAAATATCAGAAGAAAATATTATATTTACTGAGTGTAATCATGCGTATTGTTATGATTGCATTCATAATTATTTTAAAGTTATTGAAAATATTCGGCAAATTCCATCATGTTGTTATTGTAGAAAAAAATTATCATTATTTAAATATTGCGATAGCACCGGGTTTAGAAAGCTTAAAATGAAATATTTACTACCTAATTTAGTGGTAAAAATCATATAAAGTCATTCGTAAACTTTTATTTTTATCATCTTTCTTTATAACATATAAGTACTTATCTTTTTTTAATAAATCAAGATTATTTATAACTAAATTTATCATTGCTGGTATGAAAGCTTCATTATTTATTTTATAATTTAAAGAATATTTTTCTAATAAATTACCATATTCCATATAATTTAAAAATACAATAGGTTTAAATAAATAATAAGCAATTACATTGGTTTGTTGTGGAAAATAGGTGGTGCATTCATTATATTTTTTTGAAAAAATTGAAGTATTTTCAAATTTATAATAATTCATAATTTTAGAACACACATAAATAGAATACTTTACCTCATTTTTGAATAATTTATTTATTTTTGCAGGCTTCATTTTATTTATAATTCCAATATAAAATAAATTTAATATGGTTGCCATAGTTTCTGTAACTGTTTCATTTAATAATATATTGTATTTAACACAAAAATGCTCATTTATCTTTTTACTATCTTTTGATAATATAACATGGCTATCAATTAAATTAGAATGAATTAATTCATGTATTAAGACTTTTAATATTTCTTCTCTTCTATATAAAGTAATTTCCCCATTTTTATGATGTTCAAATGTTAAAAATGTGACTCCACTATTACATTCATTTGATCCAAGTGTTTTATTTTTATTAGGAAACATTTTTTTCTTGGAAGATTCAAAAAAAATTAGTTTTTGTGAAATATTTTGACGATGAAATAATATTTTTAAAGATTTTATAATTTGTGCTATTTTATTTATTAAATTAGATACTTTCTTTTTATTAGTAAAATAAATAATTTCATTATTTTCAAATTGAATTTTATATCCATTTTTTAATTTTGATAAAATATCAGTTTTAATTTCTGACGATGTAAAATCACTATCTTTGAAATAATTATGTGGTGTTGAATTAAGCATTGTTATATTTAACTGTAAGTTACTAGTTGATTTTTCTAAAATATCTTTCCAATTACTATATAATTTATTAAAAAAAGGCGGATTTAAAATATCATACGAATAATTAAAATCTTTATATTTTTTTAGTATATCTAAAAGTTTATAAGTATCCGGTTGATACATATAATATATATTGATTTTATTTTTTATAATTTATAAAATAATTAAAGAAGTTATGATTTATAGATATTCAATAAATTTTCGGAATAATCCAGGATTACAAAATACTTTACTTTGTTGAAGTGCTTTTATTTTTTTAGGAGTGTCGGTTGGTTCATCGGGAATTTTTACATCATATCGTAAAGGCGGATTTGCCTTAAAATGAGAAGAAAGTGGCTGAAAACCACAACCAACCGCAAAATGAATAAAATCTCTACGTCTTTTCCAAACTTCATTCCTAGGAAATGTAATTTTAAAGTAATCCCGCAAATCGATGCGATGTTTCTCTTTAGTAACATTACTCATAATTTCATAATTCCAAACTCTATACATTTCTAATCCAGATCTTCCTTGACTATCAATAGCTAAATCGAGGTTAGCACCTCGTGCAATTAGTCCTCGAATCAATTCTAAATTACCATAACAACAAACCCAATATAGTAAAATAGCCGATTTTTTTTCAGATTTATAGATAATATCTGGATCTTTGTCAATTATAGAAAATACCTCTTTTGACGAGCCGCATGATGATAATTGGAGGAGTTTTTTGAACTGCTTATTGTTCATTTTTCTTTTTTAAATTACTTGTTGCTAATTTTATATATCATATTATTTAATTTATTTTGGTAAAATACCTATCAATTTTTAAATTTATAAAATAAATAGAGAAGGAGACGGGTATAGAGAAACTAGTTAGTTCCCATATTCCTAAACTTTCGAGAATATGGTTCAGCACTTAGAATAGCCCCTCTTGAAAAAAGAAAGATTCCAAGTGTAATATATCCATACAAAAATGCACTTTTGATAGGAGTAAATCCATCAACTGTGGTAGTATTTGGATTTGCACCATATTGCAGCAAAAGTGTGGCAATATCTTGCCGCCCCTCATTGAAACAGCATGCTGCATAAAGTGCAGTCCAGCCAGCCCCTTCATTTTGGTTTACATTTGCACCCCTTTGAATAAGTTGATGAACAAAATTCTTGTTTCCAGAAATGCACGCATTATATAGAAGGAATTTAGCTTGGTCTCCTTGTCGATTGATTAAACTTTTATCGGAATCAACTGCAGCCAAAACAGAATATATGTTACCATTTTGAGCTTCATTCAAGAGATTTTCAAATTCAGAGTAACTCATCATTTTATACCCTTGATAAGTTACTTAAATGTAATTATAAATAAATTTAGAAATTATAGCTGTCATTTTTTATAGAAAAGAAACTATTATTTTCCAATTTCCCGGATGAATAAAAACCTTATCACGCAAAATTGCATGGTATTCTTGAAGAGTTTTATTTGGAAGTCTGGGTATAATTGCATATGTGGGTAAAGGTGGATTTAGAGCAAGAAGAATCTTATTTCGATTAAAAGTTGGATGAAAATCACAACAAACCATAACTTTCATAAATGGCCATCGCCGTTCCCATATTTCATCTTTACGTCGTAGAACTTGAGATGGATGCGGGCCATTACGCCATATAGAAAGAAGAGTTTCAAGAATATAAGTCTTTTTTTGACCGGTAATTTTTGAACGTCGCCCATAGATATATATGCTAGTTTCTCTCATATAAGATATTTTATCCAAATTAGCTCCTTTAGAAAGAAGGAGAGAACAAATTTCAAAATTATCCCATACAGCTGCTACTCCTAATGCATTTGTACCTTCAATATTAGTATGTTCTAAGTCTGCGCCCGAATCAATAATAAATTTCACTAATTCAATATTTGAAGTATGACAAGCAGCTATAAGAGTATCGTCTTGATATGAATTTTTTTGATTTACATTTGCTCCTTTTTTAATTAAAGCGCGACATAACTCAAGATAACCTTGTTCTGCTGCTCGATGAAGAAGTGTAATTCCATATTGATTCGCACGAGTTACAAGAGACGGATCTTGTTCAATAGCATTCATTACAGCATCTGTTTCTCCATTTTTTGCTTGACGCGAAAGTTCTAGAAACTGATTGTTGTTCATGGTCGTGCTCACCTAAGTTATTTTTTATAATATGTTAATAATTTTTAGATAAATTTGCTATCATTTTTTATGTATAAAAATATTGAAACTTAATACGAATAATATTATATTTATATATACTCCTATAAATATCAATAAAAATCTGTATTATTTCAATAATATAAACTATAAATAATGCTAAAATAACAATCATTGATATATATAATGATTCTTCATTATCATCCTGATTAAAGCTATAATCATAAGTATTGATTCTAGACTCTTCCTTTCTAATAGAAATATCTTCCATTTTCTATTTTTAATCATTATAAAAGTATAAAAAATAACATAAAAAAATAACATTCATTTTTTTATTATCTAATATCTATTATTCATTCATATTTTCTAATAATTCTTCACAAAAATTTTTATACATAAATTTTGAAGTATCATATTTATCTAAATAATTATATGCATAAATAATTTTATTATTATTTATAAAATCATCATTTAATTCAGATATATCTGAATAATATAATGGGTAATCTATTCCTAAATATTCAATTATTGCTGGATTTTTATTTATAATAATTGGCGTTTTATGAATAATAGCCTCTATTAATATATTATTTGCAGACGAATCATATAAATGAATAAAAATGATATTTTTTATTATTAGATCATCATAATCATTATTATTTAAATTTTTATAAATAATATTATAATTACTTAGATAAGAACTTAATTCTTCATAAGATTTTAATCGAATCTTCATTTCTTTATTTAAATTATTTAATAAATTATCTATATTATTGGATATCAATAATTTATTATGAGTTGTAAATTTTAAATTAAAAAAAGTTTTAAATATTCGTAATCGTTGACCAATATGTATTATATATTTATTATCATTATTTAAGTATTCATCAATTGAGAAAAACTTTGTTACTTTTTTAATTGGATGATTTATTTTGTTAATTTTAATATTATTATTAATATTATTTTTAATATATATTTTTAAATAATTTGATAAAGTTATTAATTTAACACAATATTTCATTGCATCATTGAAATTTATGTTATGAAATAATTCATTAATATTTAAATTATTTAAATATTTAGGCGTATAAGGAGTAATATGAACTATTCCTACCCATTTCCTGCTAATTCTATTATTTTTCCACATAAAAAATTTTTCAGATAAATCTATTAATTCTATATTATTATTTTTATTATATAATGTTATTATATCATTTATATATAATGTCATTAATAAATTATTCCAGCCATATCTATGATTATATTCTTTAATATATTTTATACCAATATTTGAAAATTGTTTAATAATTATATTAAATCTATTTATCCATTTTTTATCATTTAACCAAAAACAATGGCCTCCTAAACTATCTAAACAATTAATACTTTCTGTTGAAAAAAACTGTGCTTTTTCATAAGATGGTAGTATGCCTATGTTATTATCAACCATACATTTTACAAAAAAACAATCTTCTGGAGTTACATTTAAATTATTAGAACTCATATATTCTTTTGTAAAATTGAATATCTCATAATTATTTATATCATAATTTTTACATATATAAATCATTGTTTCTCGTTTTCTTAATGAAAATCCACCATTTCCAACTAAATATTTATAATCATAAATATCTTTTGGCCATGGTGCGCCAACATAATCATATTTTAACCATGTATTTATATATTTAGAATCAAATAATAAAGAATCTTCTTGGTGTATTAATATATGTTTACCTGTTAATAAATTCCAAAATTCTGAAGATGCTAATAATTGTGAATATTCATCAACTGATATATTATTTTTATTCATTCTAATTATATTTATTTTTAATGAAACATCATTACATATTTTTTTAATAAAATCATAATTATCATTACCACATATAATAGTATGTTTCCATGTTGGAAGTTGATTACATATATTTCTTATATTAAATTCAACATTATATAATATCCTAAATTCAATAAAAACTGTTTCATTATGATTATTTAAATTGTAATCGATATTTATCTTTTTATTTTTTATATAATTTATATTTCTATAACACAAATACCTAAAATGTTCTTTTTTATTTTTAATTATAATATTTTTTTT